TCCTCCTCCCTTATTTACTGGGGAGAAAGAGCGCAATTTAGTCAAGCAGATTAATGATGAAGTAATCGAGCGAGTCATTGGTCAAACTGTCTTGTATTATCCTATAAGTCAAGATAAAACAAACTTTCATCCATTATATGGAGAGAGTATACAAAAGAGTTTTTTACCACCTGTTAGAGTTTATGCCTTAATAGGTTGGCAGGGACAGGAGACAACAAATAGCTCGTTTGGCGTTGATAAAAGATCTAACATAGAAATATATTTTCACAAGAGAAGGCTTACTGAAGATCAAAACCTTTTTGTTCGCGAGGGAGATTTCGTTCTTTATGGAAAATTTCATTATGAAATTGTAACACTAAATGAACCAAGAGAGCTTTTTGGGCAAGTAGATTATAAATATGAAATTGCTGCTACATGTAGGAGGGCAAGAAAGGGAACATTTAACGCCCTATAAGGAATGAATTATGTCTAGTTATACAGGTATACCATCGGAAGACAAAACTAGAATTGATGAGGATCTTAGCTTTTCTCCATCTACTTTGGAGACAGTTGATTATGCTATGTATGATTACATCCACGATACGCTAGGACTAAGCACAATCACGAATGAAGGAAGAAAAAAAGTCCCAGTCATTTGGGCATCAGCAGAAAGATCTTTTCAAATAAAAAACGATAAAGACTACAGAGACAATGAGGGTCTTATTATTTTACCCGCAATAACCATCGAGCGAGTAGGTGTTGAAAAAAATCTATCCAGAAAAGGAGTTTATTATGGGGGGATGTTCCCTCTTGAACCCCAGAGGGAAAAGGGCGGATCACTCGTTATCTCCAAAAGAATAAAGCAAGACAAAACATCTAATTTTGCCAATGCCGATGCAGCTATAAGACATCATGATACTGGTGCTCCAAAATTTGTCAGAAGAGCAACCAAAAAAGTTGTGTACGAAACTATATCAATACCTCCGCTTGTCTATGTTTCTGTAAATTACGATATAAAAATAAGAACAGAATATCAACAACAAATGAATGAATTGATGTTGCCATTCATAACCAAGCCGGGATTTATAAACAGCTTCCTTGTTGAGCGTGATGGGCACAAATATGAAGCGTTTGTGGGCTCGAACTTTGAAAGCCAAAACAATATTAGTTCAATGGAGGGCGAAGAAAGAAAATATGAAACATCTATAAAGATTGAGGTCTTAGCTTACTTAGTTGGTCAAGGAGAAAATCAAGACACACCAAAGTTCTCAATAAGAGAGAACGCGGTACAAGTAAGAATCCAGAGAGAGCATGTTGTATGGGACGATCCGCTAGTTGTAGGTGGTCCCGGCAAAGATGATAAGAAAAACTTTGGAGTGGATGGCAAGTATAGAGAATAATTTTGGACTTTCATAAAACGCAACACTATTTACTAAAGAAATAATATCGCCGTATTTGTATGTACGGTTTAAAGGAGAAATCGATAATGTCAGCGAAAGATTACAAGTTTGTATCCCCCGGAGTTTTTATTGAAGAGATTGACAACTCCCAACTCCCAAATGTGGCTGAAGCAATTGGACCAGTGGTTATTGGTCGCTCTAGAAGAGGACCAGCATTTAGACCAGTCAAATTACAATCATTTTCTGAATTCATCACCCTCTTCGGAGACCCAGTTGCAGGGCAGGAAAGCAGTGATATATGGAGAGGAGGAATTCCAACCGCTCCAACATTCGCCGCTTACGCCGCCCAAGCTTGGCTTAAAAACAATGCTCCTTTAACTTTCATACGACTACTTGGAGACCAGCATCCGCAAGCATCAACGACAGATGATAACGCTCAGGCAGGCTGGAAAATCGCCCCCGGCACCGACACCTCAGAAGGCGGTGGAGCATACGGTCTTTTCATATTTAACTCCGGTTCCGGTGCTACTGAAACAGTCGATGGAGCCTTAGCTGCTATTTTTTACTGCACCGAAGGCGGTCCAGTATTGTCTGGTTCTATCAGAGATTCTGCCGGTGGATTTAATGCCGGTTCAAAAGTTACAGGATCTTCGGCAATGGTATGTTCGTTAGACAGCAGCCAGAATTTTAAAATCAGAGTTTATGATAAGACTGGTAACAGAGCCAATGCCTCTGAAGGAGAGGTTGTAAAGGAAACAGTCTTTAACTTTAGTAATTCATCCCAGAATTTTATTAGAAAAGTTTTTAATACAAATCCGACAAAAACAAATGCCCAGCTGATCAATACAACTAATGATAAAACAAATACATTCTTTTTGGGTCAAACCTATGAAAGACACCTTAGAGATGTTATCACTCCAAGCACAAATGCCTATGGATGTATATTGAGAATTGGTAATGGATCAACAATGGCAGAAGGTGGTAACTTTAAATTCGCCACTACCATAGCTCAAACTGGATGGTTCTTCTCCCAAGACTTAAGAAACACTGCAGCCGATGCAAAACCAGACCTTAACGCTACCTTGAACCCACCGTATAACCCAGAGAACTTAAGCACTGTTACGAAGCTATTTAAGCTTCACACTCTTTCTTGTGGTGAAGAGGAGCAGAGAAACTTTAAAATATCCATTGAGGATATTAGATACTCTAAGAACGACAATAGCCCATATGGATCTTTTACTCTTTCTATTAGAGATATTAGAGATAGCGACGGAGCTAAGAAGTATGTTGAAAGATATACAGAGTGTAGCTTGGATCCGAATTCTCCAAAATATATTGCCAAGCAAATTGGAGATATGTATGTTGAGTGGGACACCACTAAGCAGAGATTGGTTGAGTATGGGAACTACCCCAATGTATCTAAAATTGTTCGTGTTGAAGTAGCGTCAGCAGTTGACTCTGGTCAGATAAATCCAGAACTTCTTCCATTTGGTGTTTACGGACCAACAAAATTAAAAGATTTCACGTTCGTGAATAGTCAGCTTAAATTGTCATCTAGCCAGCCAATCGTCAATACAGCACCTTTCTTAAATGCTGGAACTGGATCAACCGCACCATGCTTTGGTGCTCTTACTGGCTCCGGTGTTGGAGAGCGTATCCTGCTCGATGAAAATTCAGTCACAACTGCATTCACTGGTTCTGTAAAATTCCCTGCGCTGCCATTGAGAATAAGCGCAAGTGCAGATGGGCTGTCTGATCCAACAGAGGCTTATTTTGGAGCGCAGTTCACAAGAGATAGTGGATCAATAGTATTTGATGAGAGCACTTTGGATGTTCTTTACAGCCTCCCAGCTGGTGCTGGTGGTGCCGCTGGATTCGCTCCAGTTGCTAACACAAGTCAGGTATCTTGGTATTTCAGCTTGGATGACCTTCAGCACGATGGATTCGAGGATGAAAACGGAGGAAACCCATCTGGTTCCGTTTACTATGCTTCCGGCTCTAGAGCTAGGGGGGCATCAATCACAGCGATGACAGGATCTTATAAAGCCATCCTTGATCTTGGGTATGATAGGTTTACATCCCCTCTTTATGGAGGATTTAACGGGTTTGATATTACAGAAAAAGAACCTTTTAATTCAAGTCGTGCGTTACCCGAGAATGGGACAGCAAAAGGATACGCAATGAACTACTCTGTTAAAAAAGCAGTGGATATGTACGCAGATCCAGAGTTTATTGAGGGTAATATCTTGGTTGCTCCGGGTATAGTCAATGAGGGCATCACAACCTCTATGATTGAGGTTGCCGAGGGTCGAGGAGACACATTGGCTATTATCGATCCACGAGGCGGATATACACCAGCTGCCGAGAGTTTTCAAGACGAGAAAACAAGAATTGTAACAAACCACGTTAATGATGTTGTTAACAAAATGACTTCTCGTAACCTAAACTCAAGCTATGGCGCTACTTACTATCCTTGGGTCAGAATCACCGATACAATTTCTGGTCGAGGGGTTTGGGCACCGCCATCTGTGGCAGCTTTGGGAGCATTGTCCTTCTCTGAAAGACAGTCAGATCTCTGGTTTGCTCCTGCAGGATTTAATAGAGGAGGCTTGACGGAGGGGGCAGCAGGCATACCTGTTACCATGGTAAGAAGCAAACTAACCTCTAAAGAAAGAGACGAACTTTACGAAGCTAACATTAATCCAATTGCTTCTTTCCCAAATGAAGGGATTGTAATCTTTGGTCAAAAAACACTTCAGGTTACTCCGTCTGCTTTGGATAGAATTAACGTTAGAAGATTAATGATCTTTGTTAAAAAAGAAATTTCAACAATCGCTTCGACGCTATTATTTGAGCCAAACGTTAGTGAAACTTGGACTAGATTTACATCGCAAGTTGAGCCATTCTTGAACAACATTAAGAATAACTTTGGCTTAGATGCTTTCAAAGTAGTCTTAGATGAAACAACAACAACACCAGACCTTATTGATAGAAACACAATCTATGCTAAGATTTTCTTAAAGCCAACCAAGGCTGTTGAATTCTTCGCAATTGATTTTGTTATTACAAACTCTGGTGCTGGCTTTGAGGATTAAAAAACACACAAAACAACTATTTATATTAAATAACTTTTTAATATAGGGGAACTTAAGAAATGGCAAGTAATTTTTGGGCAAACGAAAATGCGACAGCAAAGAGAAAATATAGGTACGTACTAAAGGTTCAGAAGAACGCAGGAGTTGGACCTACAAAAACTAAATTTGAGTCTTGGTTAATCTCAAAAGTTACCAGACCAAGTTTTACTATTAGTGAGGCGACTCATGCTTATTTGAATCACACTTTTTATTTCCCCGGCAGATTGACTTGGAATGATGTTTCCTTCACTGTTATCGATGCAGTTAATCCAGATTCTCAAGGTCAGCTAATGGGAATGCTAGCCGCATCCGGCTATCAGTTGCCAAGAAATATTGCTAGCCCTGCAGGGAAAGGCACAATTTCTAAAGAGAGTTCGATTGTCAACGTTGAGATCGAAGCCATAGATTCCGGTGGAGTTGCGATTGATAGGTGGAAACTTTGGAATGCTTGGATTCTTAGCGCAAACTTGGGAGAGTATGACTACACGGGAGATGATCTTATGTCCTTTGATGTCACGATGAAATACGATTATGCTACATACAATGTGATCGGTGTCGGCGGTCTAAATGACAAAGAGAGAGCCCAACTAAACAAACTAGCATCTCCCGGAAATTAATAAAATTATTTAACATCTTTTTTAAACTAGTCTATAATTATCGTACCACCTAACATAAAGAGGTACAGATGAGTTCCAGAAATAATCAAGATCGTTTTGGGAGCAATCTTGCTCCCGATACCCCCATTCCAGCACAACAAGAGCATTATCATGAGCAGCAGGCTGTCGCAACGCCACCAGCTATGTCATATGTTGTTCCCACAGAGTTAGTAGACCTTCCTTCGTGTGGCAAATATTATCCTTCAGATCACCCACTAAGTAACAAAGACTGCATTGAAATTAGACATATGACAGCTAAAGATGAAGATATATTGGTCAATCAATCATATTTGAAAAAAGGCATTGCTATCAATAAATTACTTGAAAGTGTCATTGTGGATAAAACAATAGAGGTTGATGATTTATTAGTAGGAGATAAGAATGCCCTGATTGTTGCCACTAGAATAACCGGATATGGAGAGGAGTACGTTACTAAGGTATCTTGCCCATCTTGTGGGACCATATCAGAAAACGAATTCGATCTGGAAGAAGCAAAAAGAGTCAATAATCCAGACCTATCGTCCTTTGGTGCCTCTACAACAGATCGTGGCACGTTTTTAATTACTCTGCCAAAAACTGGTGCGGTAGTTGAAGTTCGACCACAAACTGGAGCAGACGAAAAAAGATTAACCAATCAAGAGGCTGCTAGGAAAAAGCATAGACTACCTCCTCTGGGATTAACAGATCAGATTAAAAACTATGTGCTATCAATCACCATAAACTCCGAGCCGGTAGATGTTGATTCATTTGTTGAAAACATGCCAGCTATTGATTCTAAATATCTCAGAACAACATACAAAAATATCATGCCTAATGTTGAGCTTGTTCAGCATTTTGAGTGCTCCGCATGCGGCTTTGAACAAGACTTGGAGGTGCCGTTTACCACTGACTTTTTTTGGCCTAAGCAATGATTATATTCAAGGGGTATACGAGGAAATATTTGCTTTAAAGCATCATGGCAATTGGAGTTTTATAGAGGCTTATAATCTTCCAATCCAAATTCGTCGATGGTTTCTAAGAAGACTCCAAAAACAATTCGACCAAGAAAACAAAGAAATACAGAAAGCCAGAACTAGATCAAGATAGCCTATAGCCAACGGCTTATTTTGATCTTTTTTTTTATTATTTATAACTATTTATAACGGAGGAGTGCGCTATGAAAAACAATAAATCAGAAGAGTTTGCCCCCATTGAAATTGATTTAAACCCAGAAACTGTAGACGAAGGCTACCTAAGAGCATTGGGATACCAAATAGAATATGTGCTGAAATCAATGTTTGGCGGATTCAAGCCCGTTGCGAAATTTAAAGGGACAAAAAAGCAATTAAGCCTTTTCGCAAGAGCCTTGGGTAACGAGAAGAGATACCTTAAAGATTTCGAAAAACACGGCTTAACTGACCCAAAAACTTTAAACAATAGACATAAACTAGAGAAGGCTATTGCTGCTTTTGAAAAAGCGACAAAGATTAAATGGCCTTTCAAATAGGAAACCTTTTAGATGGCTGAAGGCGACAACACAAATACTCCCGAACAAGAGAAGGAAGTTACGGAGCAAAAGAAAGAGCAGCTAAAAATACTACAAGATTTAAACGCTGCCATCGAAAAACAAGTGAGGTACGAAACTCGCAGAGCACGGATGCGCGGCGAAGAGATAAGCGAAACCCAGAGACTTGTTAGCTTGCATGGTCAGCAGGCTGAAATTCAAAGTGAACTATTAGATATTGCCTTAGCCAAAACAACCGATGTAGAAAAGCTAACTGAACTCACCCAAAAACACATTGACATGATAAATGTTGAAGTGGATAAGGGTAGAATGATATCGGAAAATGCCGAAGCACAGAAAGCCATCGCCACGGAAATTTTAAATCTTAAAAAAGAAATACTCCTGAATAGCGAAGGAGAGAACGCCCAGCAAGTAGAAAAATTAAAACTATTAACTCAGGAACTAAATAAACAACAACAAATTTCAAAAGCCCAAGAAGCAGGTACTCGTGCCGGTGCTGGCTTAGTTAATAGTTTGGGATCTATAATTGGCTTTAAGCCAAATCCAGCATTTGGAGATTTCTTTGAAAGCTTATCAACTAGTGAAGGTGCCGCCGCAGGAATTGGGTCTGCTTTTCGGGGAATGGCGACTCAGGCTGGAGAAGTCTTTTCTTTGGGTAATGTTCTTGGCTTTGTTGTTGAGAATTTGTTTGAACTCGGTGTAGCTTTTGACAGTGTGGTTGCTAGTGTGACAGCTGCGACAGGAGCGTCTAGAGATTACTCAAGACAATTAGCCGCCGTCTCAGCACAAAATGCTAAACTTGGAATAACATTTGAAGAAACAGGTCAAGCACAGATAGCTTTGCTATCAAATTTTCAACACTTCTCAAACCTTTTAGACGAGAATGGCAACAGAAATGTTGATCTTCAAAATAAAATTACAGCCACAGCATCGCAATTAAGTATGCTCGGTGTTTCAGCCGACACAACGGCGGAAAATCTTAATTTTTTGGTTACCAGTCTAGGTCTTACGGCTGATCAGGCTGACACAACATTCCGAACTATGATTGAGCAAGGGGCTAATATTGGTATTCCGCCTGCTCAATTAGCTCAAGCTTTTCAAACATTACAACCAAGACTAGCACTTTTTGGTCAAAGAGCACCAGACATTTTTCAAAGAACGGCAGCAGCTGCAAAAAGTCTTGGTCTTAACGTTGCCGACATGGGCTCTTCTCTTTTTTCTTTAAGTGAGGGATTTGATGAATTCGATGAAGCCGCAGGCAAAGTGGCTGCAGCCAACTTAGTACTTGGCGGCTCTTTTGTTAGTTCTTATGAGATGGTGATGGCAGCAGCAGAGGGTCCGTTTGCTCAATTAGAACTCTTAAGAAGTGGATTTGATAGAGCAGGCAGATCTCTTAACGACATGCCTTTCCAAGAAAAACAATTCATGGCAAAGAATTTTGGTATGGAGATCGATACCCTAACTGCTCTTATCGATGGAGAGATTAAAAGTCAAGAAGAATTAAATGCCATGCAGTCAGAGAACTCCAAGTCAATTGAACAAATGGTAAGAGATGCCACGCCCATGCTAAAAGATTTACAAGCCTCTCTACAAAACATATTTGGAGATCTCTCAACGATTCTATCCCCTGTTGCTGATGGAATAAACTTTCTCTCTAGTGCTTTGGGCGACGGACTTGCTCCTATCCTAATGGGTATTGCGACATTCAGCGGTATAAAGTTCATATCTGGAATGATAAAGGGCAGGAAAGCTGCCCAAGAGCAATCCGAAGCAATAAAAGATCTAGTCTCTGAAATGAAAAACCTTCAGAAGCAACAGCAAGTTGGTGAGCTACAAGCAAAGTTGGCTGAGACAGAGCAACTAGCGAGGCATAAACTTATGACAGATGCTTCAAAGGGTCTTATTGAGGTAGAGGGAGACACTGTGGAGGCAAGGTTGGCATCAATCGAGTCTTTAGTCAGTCAAGGCGAAGAAGTGATGTCTTTAAAAGACGAACTCTCTAATCTAACAACGATACAAGATGAACAATCAGAAGCTTCGGGAAAAATGAAAGTGGGAATGGGAGATCTAGTTGATGCTTTCGGAACTGCCACGATGGCTTTCGGAACAACAATGGGCGTCTTAGAAATGTTCCCAGCCAGCATGCAGAAAGGCGCAGCTGCGGTGGCAATGGCTCTTGGGGCTGTTGCTATTGGGGTTGCTGCCGTCAAGGGTGCTGCTATGGGTCCTGCTGGTCTTTTTCTTGCTGCAGCAGGCGCTGGAGCATTGTTGGCTGGTATAATGAAATTTGCTTCTGACGACACTGGTGGAGCAACAGCAGCCAGCGGAGTTACAGATATCGGCGCTCTCGCAGAAACTGGAGGGTTTGATTTATCTGACGGCGTTGACGATGCCATTATTCAGGGCGACGGAAACAAAACAAGGGTGACCCCAATCAATAGCAGTGATCAGCTGATAGCCGCCAAGCCCGGAGGACCAGTCGCCCAAGCCATGGGACAAGGTGGTGGTTCACAAATACCAGAAAGGTTGATTGCTGCTTTGGAAACAATAGCTGCTGGTATGCGAGGTCCAGTATCAAGCACTGGTAGCGGTGGC